TTTTTGTTTTTTGTATTATTTAATGAACTCATCTAGTATATCAGCTACGTTTTCGTCTATTTCGTCAATCAAATCGGCAGCTTTTACCAGGTCGCTTACCTGGATGACGCTTTTATCCAACCCAAATTTTGAACTTTCAGCAGTTAGATCATTGAGTAAGCTGTCAACATGATCGCCAGGGTTACTTTCATCGTTATTTTCGCTTCTTCCTACTTCTTTCCATTGCTTGAGGGCTTCTCTAAACTCTGAGATGACCTGTCGCGCATTGCCCTGAAGAGCGTCACTCAACATGCCCAATAGATAGAGGATGCTCGAATATGTATTTGGGTCAGCCAAAACCCTGTCTACTGCTTCAGTGTCAATCTCGTTGTATAGCCGCTCAACCCCTTCGTTATCCACTGACTCCTCTGCTACAGGAGTCCCTGATGTCTCCGGTGTTTCACGGGTTTCATCTTCATATGTATCCCCATAATCGTTTGGCATTGTCGGGGTTTGCAACCAACTTTCCATACCTGTATCAGAACCTCTCTCAATGTAACGCAGCTTATCCCATAGCCGACCATGGGCCTTTTGGGCATACCATTGAGCTTTAGAATTCATAGGGTTCTCATACAAACGTTCTAACACTTCTTGGAGCACAGCATATTCTTCGGCAGGTGAGACCTGCCCGAAGGGATTGCGCCGCCCTTCATCTGTCAGGCCCGATGCTCTGCCTAAGATGGGCGCCCGTGTTCGCAAGCTTTGCATATCTTCTTGTATGGAGCTTATGCTCTCGTAGACTGTCTCCATGGAGGCAAAGATTGGGGCAATGGCCTTTTTGGCTCGGCTGAAGATTTGCTGGTTGTATTCATTATGAACAGGAGTATTTTCAAGCAAATGATTAAGCTGTTGCAGGGCTAAAAGACTGCGGTTCCAATCCTCTGGCTGAAGTTCCCCTATCTTCCTGGTCAATGTTTGAATTACATCAATATCTTCTTGTGCAGGCTGTCTAGTCCAGTCTAGCTCTTTGCCGGATCCGGCTGTATAGCCAGTAGATTCAGCTTGTAGACGATGAATTCGTGTTTTGATTTGCTGTGTGATACGAGTAACGGAAGTCAAATTATCCAGTATCGCATCTAGCTCTTGGATGGCGTCTAAATCTTGGCCGCGTTCCCGAACGCTTCTAGACCACGATCTCGGATTGAAGCTTACTCCGCTCGGGTTCCAGAAGCGCGACCACCATCCTCTTGGGGACGCGGCTAACTTAAAATTTGCGTGGGTCGCTGAATCTTTCGATAAGATATTACTCAAAGTCCCAATGTGACCCAGCATTGAGGAAAAGACTTCCTCTTGAATGCCGTTCTCTTCGAGCATCACAGCTACTTTTTCGACTTTATCAATGTGATCGTTGATATTGTCGTTCTCTCCTACTGTTGACAGGAAAAATAGATGGGCCACATCAAACTTTTGTGGCTCCTGTTGGATGACCTGAGCGTATTTTGAAGTCCACTCAGTATCATGGTAATCCTGTCCATCTTGATATTCTTTCAGGCAGTCAAGAACAACTTCTTGCATCGGAGCTTTTGAGGCTGCTCGCTTTTTGCGAATACAGTTACCCATAGCTCGATTTTGCTTCAGAACGTATCCGATAACTCCGACATACTGGGCTAATTTCTGCAAGGATGCTGTTTTGATTAGATCATCGACAGCATCCGCACAAGCTAGTTTGCCCTGCTTGTCAAGTCGGTCGGATAGTTCAAGTAAATAGCCCTGCAAACTATCCATTTTATTCTCCTATGCAACCCCTCTCATTATCTCTGCACGAGGCGAGAAGTTTATGCCTTCATACCTTACGCCCCCTGGATGGATATTTCCTATGATAAAGGCACGGATGTCATTCACGTCTCTATCTAAGGTCACCACCACCTCGTTGCCTGTAGTTTGAGCGACAAAGGCGTAATGGGGCTCTACAGTTCGTAATCCGGCATAATTGCCGTGTCTGTTCGTATATTCAAAAGAGACCACCTCAGCAGCGTCCATGGCGTCATACAATAGCTGCTGAGGTGACCTATATGGAATTTCTTTTGTTCCTTCTGGGATACCAAGCAGTTCGTTAGCGGTGGGGATTTCCTCTCGTATTTCATCCACTTCCGTGGGAACCGGATGTCTGCCAGGTGGGGTTGGTGGAGGCTGTTCCGTATCGTCTTCTATTTCATCTACGAGATAATCATCCAGATTCTCCTCATTGACAATCCCGGGAGCATCTGGCTCATCATCACCCCAGTCCACATCCCGGATCTCGTCCATCCAATCCTGAGCGATCTTCGAGAGTTGTGAACTGCACACTTTGAGCATTTAGTCTACCTTGAAAACTGCCTCTATCTCTTTGCCTTCCTTATCTTTGATGAAGTCAATTATATGCCCCGGAAAGATATTGTTCTTATCAAAAAAGCCAGCGTGGGCTTCAACGGCCATCACACAGTCACCATCGCTTCTGACCATCTTTGTAGACATAGGGGTGATAGGTTTGATTGCAGTAATCACATTTCTATCGTCAATAAAGGCAATGTCCAGCGGAATGTATGTGTTCTTTCCCCAGAAATTAGCCTCTAGAATCCTAGGAAACTTGAAAAGCATTCCTTGGTTCTTAGGCAGATCTTTTCGAAACATTAGTCCCTGAGCAAGGGCAGCAGGTGTATCCGCAACCTCTAGTGAAAGCTTAGTCATCCGTTAGTCTCCCAGTCGAAAAGAATTTTTTTATTGTAAAGTTCCCTTGTGGTATCATCGAAATCACTTGCCGGGATTTCGACGGTAATGAAGTATCTAGGAGCAGATTCAACCACTGGAAATCCGTTCTTTTTAACCCACTCGGCTATCTCATCATAGTTGTTTTCTGTGACCCATTCCTCTGCATCAACGATGTAGGGAATGCTTCTTTTGAGCTTGGGAACGTATTTGAACCTCATCTCTCCGCCGCGGCCATGCAGCATTTGACCTTAGTAAGTGTCATACCACTGAAAGTCCCGCTCTACTTTTCTTCTAACCCTTTTATTTGTCGCTCTCAGGAGTAATTCCATGTCTGAATGCTCGTTGTACCCAGTTGGCACATGTCTGGTTGACCACAGATGCTATTTTGCCCTGACTATTGTCAGATGCCCTGTGTATAAACTCGTAGTTGAAGTCAAAGTCGTTATTTTCAAACGATGACTTCTCAGCGTGCAAAATGATATTGCGGATGATAGTCTTGCCTTTGCCAGTTATCTCTACAGTCCTAACGGGGTTTCCGCTCTCTCCAATTCTACTGAGCGGTTTGTTGTTGACCATTCCTTTGGTGGTCAAGGCTGCTACGACCATAGGATCAACATCTTCGGGGACAGTTTGGTAACCGGATGGGTCTTTTTCACTGTTCCAAATAGAGAAAAGAGCCTTGGCCTCTTTATTGGTGATAGGAGAACGAGGGATAATCTGGATTGCCTGAAAAGGCAAAACGTTAATGAAATCAAGCAGCGACTGTGCTTTTTTCTTTGTCATCATCCTTAGCTCCTAACTCTAGAAAATGCTCTATTTCCTCGTCTATCAACAACTTCCCGAGCCCAAATCGCTTGAACATATCTAACGCTTTTACTGCATCTATCTTCAAGATACGAACCATTTCCTTGACAATCCTCTCATGGGTAATCATCTCTGGAAGCAGATGTAGATTCCTTTTCATCTCTTTACGTAAATTCGCTTCGATGAAGAAGTCATATGTCACAGCGAACCGAATAGCTCTCAGAATGGCCAGTGGGTTATACTTCGTCAGCATATCCGGCGGAAGAACAGAAATAATGCGTTTACGTTTTAGATCTCTGACGGCTTTATCTAAGGGATCGTAAAGCTCATCCTTGACTGGCGAATAAACCAGAGTGTTAATAGTGAAATCACGTCCATACAGGTTGTTCATCAAAGGAACGTCATCCACATTGGACTGGTGCAAATAGTCCTTAACTTCCTGGTTATGCATGTAAGACTGAGCGCTCTTTCCTTGAAATTCAACTTTGATAGAACCATTTTCTGACTTATATTCGATTGCTGCTGTTCCGGTGCGTTGATAGAACTTCGGCATCATATTCAGCTCTTCAGACGCAAAAAGCCCGCCCAGTTGAATCGCTTGCTCGTGATAAGCAGAAGCGACATCGATATCATTAGCCTCCCATCGGCGACCCATCGCTAATGCTCGGCAATATCCACCAACCACAAAAAGAGAGTCTATACCATACAACTGAGTGAAGTGTCGAAGATGAGCAATCACTTCATCTATGAGTAACTCTCGGTTGACGATTTCTTCTTTAGTCATGCTATCCCACGGTGTCTCCGCATTAGAGTCTCAAACTCTTCTTTACCACCCAACAAAGCCATACGAGCGGTGCGGGCTATTTCTCCTTCGGGCATTGCGTCAATCTCATCGGATGTATAGTTGCTACCCAGGGCATCGTTGAAGGCTCTGTAAATCTCGCCTGGATACTTCTCTCCTTGAACACTGTAAGACGGGCCAATATACTGAAGTTCTCCGTTGGTAATCTTGAGATATTCAGGTCGAATCTCAAATCGGTAGACATATTGACCATACGAATCTGCCGCCAGGTTACCTGTCACGTCAGTCCCATGTTCTGCGGCTGACAAAAAATCGCCATAACGCAAGTCTTCCTGAACCTGGTTCGGGACATCCGTCCCACGATATACGATGGCCAAACCGTTCTCGATCTGGACGCCATATGACTTCAATAAATCAACGTGCGACAGGGCTGTTTTCTTTAACCAGTTCATTATGGTATCGTTATCAGATGCCGAGACTTGTATGGCGAATCTTTCTTGAAGTCCTCAAACGTATATGGGTCACGAGTTAGATCCTGCCAGATATAGTAAAATCCCTGAGCATCGTATTCCGGGTTATAACGGGTCTGATTCCGCCGGGCTCGACCACGCATGTCGAAATACTCTTCATCCTCTTCCCACTCCCATACCCGCTCTTTCATGGGTAAGTCCAGATTGGCCCATGGGCCTGATATCTGGGCGCTCTTATGTAGTTGCATGTATCGCTTTAGAACCTTTGACCGATAAATCTCCCGCATGATGAGATGATGAATCAACCGGATTCCCAGATACTTGGCATTGAATTTCGATATCAGGTTCTCATGCACCTCAGCCGCGTCTATATGAAAAAGCGCTTGAAGGTCGTCAGTGATCTCCTCCAAGTCGCTGAAGTTTCGAGAGAATAGGTATGACTTTTTGACTGCGTTTAGGAACAGTAGATTATCAATCCCGCCGTTATTCCCGGCTCCATTCTCGACAATCACGACAGCCAAATGACCTAGGTCAATCCAGGCTTGCCACAAATGTTCCTTAAGCTCATGTATGGCAGCTTTGATATGCTCGGAGCACTCACCTGAGGAAGATGAGATTTGCTCATCCCCAATGTCCATAAACCATTCATCAGCCTGTGGCTGAATATCGAGGACTTTAAGCTCTTGTAGAAGCAGGTCTTGCGGTGAAGCTTTATTGAGTTCGTTTGCCTGAGACTTTACTATGTTGAACATTTGAGTCCTCTAACGCAGCTACGAGCTTTCGCACATACTCCCTGGGGTATATACTTCTGAAATACCCCTTCAAAGTCCTCTCATTTTCAGGGGACAAGCTGGCGTAGAGACAGACCCAATGCGAATCAGACAATGAAATCAGTTTATTCAACCGGTTCTACCTCGTTGGTTTCCGTTTGTGGAGGCAGGTTGGGATTCCGCTTCCTGCCGACATCTTCGAGATCCAAAAGCTCAAACTCTTCCTCTTTCTGAGGTTTGAGAGTGGGGTGACTTTGAACCCTTTCTTCTTGTTGTTCTTTATCTACAAATGTAATCCCTTCTTTCTTCTGCTTGACCACTGATGCGTTTTTCATGATTCGGAGTGGCTTGTCGCCAGTCGGATTGAAAACCACAGATTTGCCAAGAGCATCCTTGGGCTGTATCGGGGCGGGATTCTCCGTATTAATCACATTGGCTGGCTCTACAGCGGCAGTAGCAGGTTTATCCTCGATAACCTTTGGGGCCGTAGAAATCTCTTCGTTGGTATCCAAGACCTTCTGAGCCTTTTGCTTGGCTTCTTGGCTTTTCCGTGCGGCCTCTAATAATGCCCTTTGAGCAGAACTAAGATTTTGCACTACCTCTTCTGGCGGCTGTGGAGCTTCCGGAGCCTGTGGTGCCTCGGGCACTGCGGATTTCTGAGGCACTGCTGGCTTGTTTTTGCCAAGTTTCACAAAGCCTTCGCTGGCGTTATCAACATCGACAGTGTTAACCACGCCAATAATACCTCTGGAGATGGCGGTGCGAATATCAGCATTCTGCAATTCGGATTCACGCAATGTAAACTGCGCTCCGGGCGGGATGGCGTTCGTTTGACTTGGTATATTCAATGGGGACTTATGTCTGTTGACCAGCTTGATAACTCTTTCAACTTCACCTTTTGCATCAGGATATCGTTCGACATTTCCGACAGCGGTAAGATATCCCATCTTCAGAGCGATTTGAACGTCTGAACTCCAAAATTCGACATCGCTTACTGGGATGCTATCGTTTCTGCCGATCTGCTTTTTGATGTTAGGGAGATCTAGCATACCTCGAATGCGAGGTGTTCCTTTGATAATCATTTCAGGCTCCTTAATCAGCTTCTGTCTACAGAATACCGCTTATGAATTCGAGCGGGCTTTTGATTCATTGTTCTTCTCAGATGATCACGAATCAGTTTATCACGGAATTTACTTTCTGTCGGGTTTTTGATATCCAAGTCCAAAAACAGTTCGTTATGATGCCCCGAATATGGCTCGGGCAATTTCGGTGAATGCCCAGGCCCCGCTTCGATAGCATCCTGATAGACCGCTGCACTCCCATCATTATACCCGGAACCTATTCCTCTGCGGGGTTCTTCTTGCTTTTTCTCTTCTGGCCCCATGCCAGCACCAGGGTTGTTTTCCCGCCACTGAGAGCCAAGGCCAGGATACAACATGACGTTTTTGCGTGGAGAGCCACTATCCTCTCTTAGGCGAGAGTGAGGTTTGCCACCCCAAAGCCCTTCCTCCAGCCGCTTCCATTCATAATCCTGAAGCAACTGGCCACCGGGCCAAAGAGCAGTTTTGATTTGTGAACTAACTATTCGCTTCATTTTGACAGCAGGTTTTTTGTTCTTGCAAGTTTCAAATCGGCGACAGCCTTTCGTTCAATTGATGACAATTCGCGCTTCTCGGAATCTGCTTGTTTTAGAATAGCAACGATGGCCGTATCAAAATCAATGGCTTCACCGGTTTTGATACCATAGGCCACTCGGTCAATATCTGCGGTAGTAATGTCTCCAATCAGAGGTTTCACGTTGCCTCCCGTCAATTGTGTTTCGTTAGCATCTAGACTGCTAAAACGACTCGGGTCATTCTCAAGAACTATTTTGTTATGTTGCGGAGCGTTCTTGGGCCACTTGGGCAAAGAGCCTTGTTGAGTTTTATGCTCTGATCCTTGGCTCCAATGCGGCTTCTTCATTACTTCCCAGTCCTTATCAAAACGAGCTTGTCGCATCTTTTCTACCAAAGCTGCAATCGGAGGAACACTGAGCCAGGTTGTGTCGCTGCGGTGATCGATGTATTTACCGTTGGCTTCATTCAAAACTTTTTCAATAATGGGAGCATCACCTGAAGCCCGAGTGCCCATTTGATCTTCAGTTGTGGTCTGTTCGAACCCATCGCGGTGAGGCAGCCTCTTCTCATGAATAGGCTCGTTATCATCACCACCTTTGGGGCCGACAGTCTCATCCCGCAGATACTTCTGCTGGGGTTTAACGGCTATCTTCTGTGTTTTTTTCCAGTTATACATCGTTTTTGTCTCCGTTTGCAAAGATTTATACAAGAAATCGACTTGCAACTCCTACCCGAATTTGCCGAACTTCCTGTTTAAGAACTGCCATTGTTGAGGAGCGTATTGCCCTCTGCCAATATTCCAGCTTTGACCAAGTGCCGCATCTCTACTTTGCGGCATATTCACCACACCTCCTTTAGCGTAGCCAGCATAATGTCGCTCCATAGCAACTCCACATGCTCCTGCCAGAGCGTCACAACAGTCATCCGTTGTAACTAGGGCTTCTTCATCAGGTTTGATTTTGAATCCCATAGGCCCATAAATACGCTTCAGACACTTAAGTTCCATGGCCGCTAACTCAGCATCACTGCCTTTATAAGGAAGTGCAAGCTGGTGGTTAACCAACAGATGCTCCAGATGGTTGTAAATCTGGATTTTATATTGCTTGCGGAAAGGCGTCATTCGGGTCGGAATTCCTTTGGTGCGTAACTTCTGGATACTGGCCATAGAGTTCCAACTATCATAGGTTACAAGTGCAAATCTAAACCGTCTCGCCAAGTCGATGATGTATTCATCAACCTCATGCACACTAACAGATCGTTCGACTTGCGGATGCCATACTTTGATATGGTCAACAACAAAAAGCTTAAACTTCTCTTTCTTAGGAGGCCCGACTTCACTGTCTTTAATCCGGACACGCTCTTCTACGTGGAGAACAATTAAAGCATAATTGTGGGATGTGGCTGCCGGGTCTAAGTGGGCGAAATAAACTTGCCCAGGGGTGCCTGTTACACGCTGGCTAAGACCTAGGCGTCGGCCCATTTCTACGGCTTCCTCCACATAAATATCAGGTATGAACTTCTCTCCAGCCGTTCCTGAGAATTCCGCGCCAAACTCCATCATGAACTCATTTGGGTTCATGAATTTGAATTCAGTTCTGAGCATTGCCTCTGTAAAAGCGAGATTCACTTTCCAGGTTGGCAGACGGAAGGCTAAGCGGTTAGGATTCTCGGTTTCCGTATTATATAGGTGGAAAAGCATACCTTCTTCACCACGAGGCGAAGAGATGCTAATGATTTTGCTATCTAGCAACGGTAACTCTTTGCCCTCAGAGTCAATATATGTCTTCCAGGGATGCTTAAAGTCTGCCGTGGCCGGGCTCAGAGCCGAATAAATACGATCACCCGATGTCGCTCCTCCTGTAGCCTTGAAAGAAGCCACCTCATCAAGCAGCAAACAATAGATACGCTTACCCAATAAACCCTCACTGTTTGAGTGGCCTGACATAATGCAGACCGAGCCGGGCGTTTGAGCGTTAAGAAGACCCTGCTTTACAAGATCCTTATTGTTCTTCTTGTCTTCGGGAGTTAACAACCATATACGGTCTGCTTCAACTTTGCCTATTTTATTCTTGAAATATTCGGAACTCTGCATTCGTTGTTTGATTTCGTTATATAGAATACGAGCCTGGTCGGCGGAAGTAGCAACCGTGATGATGTAGATAGGGTTACCTGGTGCTAAACCATAATAACCAAATGGACTTCCACTGGGACATTCGAGCAACTTCATACATTCATACAGAGCAATCAGAGATGTCATGAAGTCTTTTCCGGATCTCCGCCCCAATACCAAAACCAACTCTCTAAAGAGAGAATCGGAATGATATTTATCCAAGACTTTCTGCATTTTGTTATTGAACAGTAGCTCAATCTCTTCTGGTGTTAATTTGACATGCTCATTACCAGTGTGTCCCCGATAAAAACTCTTCAAGATGATCTGCTGCATTGGAAAGAGGTTGATTGGCTTAACTCCCACCTTGCCAATGGCTTTCATATTCAAATATTTTTTCGAGTTGCAGAACTCAAGGATATCAGGGATGTAGGGTTCTGTGGTATCAGCAGAAGAAAGCGCTACTTTCTCCTTAATCTGGGATACCACGTCGCTTATGCTAATTGCGTTCTCTTCTTTCGGCATTTTCAGTCTCCTGTGACTTTAGTTCCAATTCAGTGTCTTCACCTTTTTGGACACAGAATCCTTCTACGCAGTGCAAGTTACTGCATCGCCGTAATCTCGAATGTTAGCGCTCTCGATGGGTTGTCCAAAAATACTTGACAGAGACGCATATGCAGGAAGCACTTTAATGCCGAAGGCTGTGACAAAAGCGTTCACGCTGTTGTAGCCCTCAATATTTTTGATATGCTGCGACAGGGATACGAATGGAACTTCCATAGGATTGGTAGAATACATGTTGGTAAATACTGTTTCGTATGAAGTTCGTATATTGAAGTCCAAGTCATCCCGTGCTGTTAAGGCATCATCGAAGACATCGAAAGTGTAAATATCTATCTGCTGTATAGGAGCAATAGCCAAGAACAGAGACTGAGCTGCGTCAATCCCTGCTCGGGCAACATAAGCGTAGTAATCGGCGTAGAATGTAAAGTCACATGTATTTAGCACGGTTACCTCTTAATCAATAACTTACGGGAATCTTCAGTCCAATTCCTTATAGGAGAGCCCAAAGAATCCACCGATCTCCATCGGATAAAATACGTTTCGGTTCTTAATAGATAATTGACCGCAGGAGCTTCATACCTAACCCGGCGCCCACTGAAACTTGATGGGAATCCTTCACTGATCAACTGGACGAACTGGTTGGTTTCTTGCTCGTATTTCCAGCCAGTGTTGTCTGTCAGGCTGGATACATCTACCACGGGACTGCTAAACGAGTTCTCGGTATCTACTTGTAACTCAAAGAAAACGTTCTCATATCTCTGTCTCGGGTGAATGTAAACAAAGTCATATTGCCAACTGCCTTCCTCGTGAATCAAATCGTCTGTGATAGGAGTTGTCGGAATCCCGGCGGCAATCAAATCTTGTATAAACTCAGTCGTCTTCTCTCCATGAGCCTCAAGCCAGGCCGCAAATTCCAGCCCTGTAGTCAAAGGGATATATCGAACCAGAGCTTGCACAGCAGACGTAAACAAGCTATACTGGGATTGGTCGCTTCTATAGTTACGCCATTGGTTAATGGGGTAGAGCAGATCGGCTTCCTCCCACACCTCTTCTCGTAGATAAGCGAAATTCAAAAGGTCACCGGCGAGACGAGATTGACGCATAGCATATCCTAGTGCTTCTTCGATAGCTTCTTTAGCTAAGCGGATTCCTTCATCGTTGGAAATCAACGAATAGCTGGGATCTTCATCGCTAGGTATGTCCACCGGGAAGTTAACGACCATCAAAGGATCGCCTATCAGGATGATTCGCCAATCCACCACTGGAGATGAATAGAGGAATGCCTCGCCGATAGGTGCTCCTTGATGCAGAGCCGCAAAGAAAGGTCTAGGACGCAAGTAATTAACTTCACCGGGGCTGTCAACGGCTCCCGCGCAACAGGCGTAACCCGGAGTTACATTGATAGCGATATTGCACCATGGATCGCTGCCCTGCGTCCCCAGAGTCGATGTTATAGAGGACGCCCCATCCTCATCAGCGTTATATAGGAAAACTCGACGTTCATTTTGGTTCAAAAATAGGCTGGAAGTATAACGAGGGGTAAACCAGCCCCAATAGAAAGAGTCATGTCGGAAGTATCCGACTAACGGATCTCCTCCTCCAAGAGGTTCAACAGTAACTTCCCATTCCAGCCCCAAGTCTGACAGACCATTGCTCACAAAATCCAGTATATCATCCCGATAGGTCTCTTGATCCGCGGTATCATCCAATCCATAGGGGTCAACATACACCTTACCAGATACAAACTGCTGGTTGTCTACATCAATAGAACGATTGATAAGAGCTAAAGCGGCTTCTTTAGATGGGCCATTGATAACTGCCGTGATGTAAAGCCCAGCGGCATCTTCACCATCGAAATATTTGAAGATACGTCGGTCATAGAGATAGTTGGCGTATTGATCTTCCTCGGTGAAGCCCAGCCGATGAAGACGGCTAGCTATCGCTTTAGTATCGGTTGTATAGTAAGGATCGTAGGGGTCTTCAGTCAGATAAGCTACAGGAACGTTATATCCCAAGATAATGACCCAAATCTCTCGTTCGCCGGATGAGCCTAAACCTCCATCTAAGGCGCTGATTGCAGTCAGTAAAGGCTCTTCGATTGTGGATACATAATCTTCGTAAGCGATGACTTCATCTGCTGCACATGGAAGTGCAATTAAATGGTTGTTCGGCACACCTCGCACATCTCTATAGTATTCAGCCACTTCAAGGGAATCGGCATCCCCTTGCCGATAGGCGAAGACTACTCGGTCGGGCGTGATATTGTGTTGGACGGTCAGGTATTCAGTAGAAATAGGCATTATTACCGCCACCATTGCTCTAATTCAGCAGGAGAAGGTGGTTGAACATCCTCTTCATCAGTCCTGCTGCGATGACGTTCTTCCGCAGCGCCCGGATCATACACCGAATCAGAAAACATATTGTTCAGAGCCTCTAAAGAGACATCACCTGTATCGTCACTTTCATCTGGATCTCGTGGTTCAAGTTCAGCTCCTTCTCCTTGCTCATCGTCAAATGGGTCGAATCCTTGTGTTTGAATAACATGCTGCTTGACAGCTTCTCTGGCCTGGGGTGTTAGCTCGCCTGTCTCATCGAATAAAAATGGGAGATCATGCACCGCATTTCTCATCCACTCAGCGAAAATCAGCCTGTTATTCTCTTCTTGTTCCCATCCCTCGTTTGCGGTTTCAAATTCAGGCCCTTGCAATTCTGGACTTTCTCTTCTCATTACATCGAAGAATCTATCTAAGTGAGTAGTCAGTCGAATGCTTTGGTCTTGAGCCGCGCTGTATCCTGGAATAGCGTTAACATCATCTACAGCATAACCAGCATCCATAGCAGGTTCTCCCGGAACAATATTGAATTTCTCCGCAGCATATGCCCTGACTCTGGGCTCATATCCGGGGCTCATCTTAGAACGAGCGTGCTGTATAAACTTCTGAATTATCTCATCGTCACTGAGGTCACCTTCGTTCCTGAATTCTTCAACATAGGCGTCCAGAGCGCTCTGCCATATTGGCCGACGATCTACAGGCGAGATGCCCTCCCACTCGCTGGCTTCTTTCACAAAAGCTCGTTTGACCCAGTTATTCACGTCCGGTCTCCTTGACGCATAACGCAAATCTTCGGTGCCAAGATCGATCTCATACCATTGCCGGTCGTAAGCTCGAACTATCGTAGCTCCGTAGCGTTCTGCGGTTCTGTTATATATCCGTTCAAAAAGCTGTCTCTTTTCTGGCCCTCCAAAAGAAGCCCAGATTTTCATAAGCTCATCTGCTGTAATAATTCGCACTTTTGCGAATTCTCTCCTTTTGGCCTCTCGCACAGCCACGTTGAAGAAAACAGGAACTCAATCTTTGAATCGGTTTTCCACGCGAGAACGCCAATCATGCCATTTTCTCGGGTCTTTGTTTTCAGTTCCATATAGCTCGTCGGTTTGTGATTGTCTTCCAAGACGATCTTTGGCTGTTTGCAATTGCCGCTGCAATTCTGCCAGTTGCTGTCCCGACCGATTAGGGGCCACCTCGGCGGGAGCGCGTTGCAGTTGCTGCTGTAGTTTCTGTAGCAACGCTTCGTTGTTCTGATATTTAGCAGTTTGCGGATGCCCCATACGTTCCATATACAATAGCTTTTGCTGCTCTTGCATGATGGAATCTATCTTCTGTTGAATTCGTTCTCTGGGACTTAATTGAGGCTGCTGAGCGTTGGCTTTGTATTCTTGTATTCTTCTTTCTAGTCGGGCGACTTCGTTCTCCCAGAACTTATGAGCCTTGCCCGGATCTCGCATATACGGCGTTCGTTGCATAATATCGCTTTGAACTTCAGTGATGTAAAACACCTTCTCAGCGTAATCAGCGTAGCCGCCCACCCAGCCCAACGTAGGGACGCCTTCCACCTGCTCAACCGTATGAAATGGGAGACCTGTCATTAAGTTATAAGGAATCCGATCTTTGTCTTCTTCCCTGGAGCGATTTCGTCTGCCGGGAGGCATCCTCACCATATCTGATGTTGGAGAGACCGAAATTTGGAACGGCTCTAAATACTTCGGCATGGCCCCATATCCAGAACCAGGATAAGATCCCCGTTGCAGACTGTAGGCATGAGGAAACGGCCTATTGGCTAATCCTAGTTCTTTCAGTTTAGCCAATTCCTCAGGGGTCAGTTTGCCCTGGCCGGGACGAAGCATATGATGGAATTTCCCTTGCTCTTCTTGTTGTAAACGTTGTTGTTCTTCGAAAAGACGACGAGCCTCCTCTTGACGATCTCTATCCATCTCTCGTTGTAAGATAATTTGTTGAATGGCGTCGTTGGCTCTTAGCTCGCCTGGAATTTGCTCTGGATGTTCTAGATTGGACTCGATGCCATCCAATATCATTCTAGATTCAGGTGCTGTGCGATTCAGTTCGTTAGAGAACATATCTTTCAGGGCGTCATGCTGACTGAGCACTTCTCGAATACCCTGGATATACATTGCAGCAGTCCCGCTTGTATTCCAAACGCCCGGCGAAACGCCCCCAATCTCTCGCATCTTCTCTATGATTTCCAGCAAACTAGAGATCTCTATATCTTTACGTTCATCATCATCGTCTTCAATCGGCTCTCGATAGTAGTCCTCCGTGAATAGGTCATAAGGATTGAATCCAAACCGGTGATACATCTCTCGTGCATGTTCTCTAGCATATTCTGAATCGGATTCTGCCATACTTTCTTCGGCGCTGTTACGCAAGCTGTCTTTGTGGTATTCGGCATACCATTCGGATACAGTCGAATCATTATCAAAAGTGTCGTTCGCTTGCTCTTGGAACTTTTTGTCGTCTATCCATTCCAGAGTCCCTGGCAAATCTTTTCGTCTATCAGCGGGCGTAGTTATCCACGATAAACGTTCGTTGTTAGCCATGATTTCTGAGAGCATTTCGGCGCTGATTTCGCCCATGCTTTGATAGAATTCTTCTAGCAAAGCAACATCATCTGGGTCTTCTGACGCAGCCTGGTATGCAGCTTGTATGTTGTCCATCGAGTTCCGCAAAGACACGCCTTCAGAAGCAAAAATTTCTGCGTATTCCTGGATTTCTTTCCAAATGGGTTGAACAGATTCTATCTCAGGAACATTGAATCTTCCAAGTATTTGCTCATAGTAATCCTTGAAGAGACGAGGAAGTTGTTCTCCATCATCCAGATGCTGAAGGAAATTCTCCCAGTCGTCATCGCCAACATGCGTAAAATCCAAGTCGGCCACATACATGTCGGCGTATTGTCCTATTTCCTCTTCAAGTCGTTGTTCGTCGTAATCATATGTCGGTTCAGGATAGTTCTGGCGTTCTTGCACGGTAACTATGTTGCCATGCTCGTCTCTCTTGGGCTGGCCATCCGGGCCACGCACAGGAACCCTTGTATAATTCGCATCCACTCGAATATCATCAGCCATAGATTCAAAGATGGAATGAAAGTAGTTTAGAGCAGTGTTGACAGTATCTTTGAATCTGGCGGCAGCCCGCATTTGACGCAGATCCGCCGTTCCCGGGCCTTCAAACAGATATCCCTGACCTTCCATGTCCGGAGCGGTGGCAAGGATTTGCTGTAAGCCGTTGACGGATAAAGGAACTATATGTTGTGCAAATCTAACCAGCCAGTTCATAGGTAGCCTCAAGCTACCCTATCTTTTACACGAAAAAAGCCCCCTGTCCTTGCGGAAAGGGGGCTCATTTCAGAGGCCGTGGATGTTATCCACAACGCGAATGAAAACAATCAGGACACTTCAGACAGCCTGATTCCGGCTGCATCTCAGTTTTCTTGCCCTTTTGGGCACATTTTTCACAGTATTTATCGTCAGAGACAGCTACAATTTCTTCTACGGTGAGATAGTGTTTCTTTAGAATACGCCCGACAGCCTTCGAGAAGCTGGTAAGCTTGTCACTACTTTTATCGATCTGCTGAACGATGTATTTGGGAGGTATGCCGTGACGCAACTCCAGGCTGAATCGTCGGGTTTCCAGGCCAAGTCTTGGATCGATCTCTTCCTCAACTTCGTTTAGATTATCAATAAGAACGCCATCGGATTCATCCAGCAGAGAATAATGCCGTTTCTTCTTCTTTACGACCTGACCTTGTGATGGCAACTCCTCGAAACCCCCATTCACCGCAAAAATCTCATAGGGCTGGCCATTCAGAAGCCCTACGATAATATGCCACTGCATTCCCTCGGCTGAAGTCTTGTAGATATCACAGTCAATGCTCTTGGGCCTGGAGTTGGCAGAACTAGATCCGTAGTTTGTGCTGGTCTTGTCATCAGAAGTGAGAACCTGGGTGGTCTTACATTCATCTCGATAGATGGTAATGCCCTTACATCCATTCTTCCAAGCCCGGAAATAAGCATTGGCCACATCTTCTATAGTGGCACTAGTTGGCATGTTAATAGTCTTAGAGATACCTGAATCAACATTCTTCTGGAAAGCTGCTTGCATATCGATATGCTGTTGCCAATGGACTTCTCGTCTCCCATCGTTTTCTTTGTCTACAGCACAACGGAAGTATTCTTCATTTGCTTCCGGATGCTCCATTTTGTAAGAACCAGTATTATCAGAACGGAAAGTGGTTGGAGCATAAAAAGGTTCAATAGAGCCGTTACATCCCGCAATCAGAGCAATAGAACCTGTAGGAGCAATCGACAATGTTGTTACATTGCGACGATAATCTAGTTCGCGATATTGACATGATTTTGGCGTTCCTCTTTCTTCTGCTAACTCGACAGATTTTTCATGAGCAACGTCTTTGAAGAACTTGGATAACTTCTCAGCATAAGCCAGCGATTCTTCATCGCCATAAGCAACCTTCTTCTTTAGAAGAAGATCAGCCCAGCCCATGATTCCCAATCCTACCGGGCGGTTATCCTCGGCCCACTTCTCAAATTCAGCCGTGGGGAATTTGTTGCGGTCTATCACATTGTCAAGGAATTGAAAAGCAGTGCGGATAGCATCACGCAGTTCGTCCCAATCTACATCATTACTATTCGCATTGTAGAACTTAGATACATCGATAGAACCGAGATTGCAAGAACCCCATTGCGGCAGCATCTGTTCACCGCATCCTTGCTGCACGTAACCATTTACATTCCATTCATCAGTTTCTTCATTATAGAGATCATAAACTGTATGTTCGCCATCCAGAGGGGTTATGGACTTTATTGTAGCAGTCCATGATGTTCCCACATAATGATAAGTGGCAACGCACTTGCTTATTTTATCCTCCTTATCAGGGTTTGTCAGAGAAACAGCATGATGGAATTGAGCAATCCCTTTGTTCATAATAACAACATCATACTTGGGGTTCTCCGAGGAAATTTTTCTAGCACCATATTTAGGATCGCAGTATATATGCTGTTTTCTATCGGTTTTGTAAATCCTTGCATGTATACCAAACGCAAGTAGAATCCTACGTATTTGTTTGCACAGCTCATGGCTGGCGCTTGTAAATCGCAACATGGGATTATCTTCTTTGAGATACATGTTGCCATCGGTGCTAAATAGACCATCAAGTAAACCGACAAGCAGATCCCTATTGTTCGACTGTAAAATGTTCTCAGGGATAGTCTTATCAGGAGCTTTATTGCGTTTGAGTCCGAATACTTCAAGCAGCCAACCCAAAGCATTCGAAGTGATCCTATTCGAAGATTCGCCTGTTTCTAGACTATTTTTGATCAAATATCTATCAAGCTTCTGCTTGAACTTAGACTGCCATGCTGCTTCGTGATGACCAAATGCGACTTTAACATTGTATCTGTTTGAACCTTCCGTAAAACAACCATCACCAATAACAGCCCCGAGAATAAGACCAAGATCTCTCTGATTTCCTGTATGCCCCCCAAGAATTAAATGTTCCTTTATTCCCTTTTGTTCTAATATCTCGAAATCTTTTTGAGATATTGTTTCATAAATGTCATTCCGAACCATACGGGACAAGTCGATAGGTTCCACAAGAACTTTGGAGCCTTCACATAGCTCATCCAGCCTTCTATATTCGTATTTCTTTGATACTACACATTTGAATCGATGAGCAGCCGTGACATCAATATGATCTCCATCCGTGAATTCCACCCTATAAACTCGACAGCCATGGTTGATCTCTTTAGTTTTCACTGGATATAAAGAATTGCGAGACCAAATCAAATCGCCTTCATGAACATCCTCAACAGGTATCCATCCTTTTTGGGTTGCAACTAGCGATCCCGCCACGACGCAAGGATTGGTAGCTGTTACTATTTGACCGCTATACGCATAAGGCCCTCTGTTCATCGTATCATAGAAAATCAGACCCGGGTCTCCATTGTTCCAGGCGTTATCCACAATGGTATCAAATAGCTTACGAGCTTTTATCTGGCCATATGATGTTTCCTTGAACCGTAATTCAAATGAATCGTTCTTCTCAACTGCCTGCATGAATTCATCAGTTGTCAGAACGGAAATGTTAAAGTTTGATATGAACTTATCTAGCAAGATATTTGCATGTTCGTGAGTATGCCCATTCAACTTTTCAAAGTGATTGAAGAAATCTTCTTTGAGTAGATACTTAAGGGCGAATTCACGTTGTTTGCATAGAACGAACTTTTCTATATCGGGATGATCCACCCGCAATACGCCCATGTTCGCCATGCCTCGGAAGCCCGCTTGCGTGATTGAATTCATAGCTTCTGAGACAACAATCATGTGGTTGACAGGGCCGCAGGCTTTGTAGTGAGTTGAACCGAATACTCGATCCCCTGAAGGTCGAATTTGAGAGAAATCTACTCCACATCCACCACCACGACGGGCAATGTGACCAAAGTTAGCGATGTTTTCACACATGCCGACCCAGCTATCTTCTGGGCTCTTTGTGACAAAACATGCCAATAATCCGCCGACTACGTTGCCTGCGTTCACCAAACAGGGTGAATTCGGTAGGAACTTTGTGCTATATATTAGTTTCGAAATCTTCTTCTGGAATTGAGGAGGCTCGTGGCCACAAACTGCTTTTGTTACTCTCTTTACTAGCCCGTCCCAATCTTCAATGTTGTTCCCGTCTTCATCTTTGCGGTAATATCTCTTAGCTGCGACATTGCGAGCCACAGCATTAAGTGGACACTCTTTTCCCATGTTTGAACTCTCCTCAATTCCATATCCTGATTTCCGGTGAAGGAAATATTCGCAGATTCAGTTTCAGTTCCTTCGCGGATTTTCACGGGAGATAGAGAGCGTGGTTATGCAGTTGGATCGAAGAGGCCATCTTGTTTGGCTTTGAATGTCTCCTCGATCTCGACACGTTTTTGTTCGCGCTTCCTGGCTTTTCTTGCCCGTTGTTTTTCTTTCTTGGCCGCCTGTTTCGTTTTTGGCTTCTTTGCACTGATTTGAGTTTGCCGATCTGCCTGTAAGCGTTTCTTTGCTTGCCTCTTGGCTTTGATTTTGGCCTTCCGCTTATCGTTACGTTCCTGCAACTTTTCTTCAGTTGATTGGACAGCTTCCAAATCTGTGATCAGAACGCCCTCCAAATGGTCGTATTCGTGTTGAACGACGAACGCTTCCAACCAGGTCAGAGTCAAAGGCCCTTGGACTTCTTCTGCGAAAAAACTGACTTCATCTCGTCCCACTTTAACGATCCGATCAGCATCAATAACGACGTGAGCACACCTTTCAACCGTTTTTATGACATAGGGAAGTGAAAGACAGCCCTCTGTGGAAGGTGTCTTTGTCTCGGCTTTTTCTATAAAGCGAGGATTCACAAAACCATATCTATGGCCAAGAGCAGGGAGCCACGCTATGAAGACACGTTTTAGTGTGTTAATTTGTGGTGCGGATAAGCCTAGTTGCTTATTGGGAAGAGAATCATGCAGATCTTCAAGAAGATCAGTAATTTCTACGTGATTGGCTGGATCGACAGGTTCGGATTTTTGATGCAGAATATCTTTGTCGGTGGTTATAGTTCGCTTAGCCATAGGTAACCCTCTAGAGAGCTATTATACAACGACTAAGCTTTGCGAAATACGTTTATGGGATTGATGACCCAAAGAAACGAGTTACTCTTGGGCTTAGCGTCCATGGCAACGATGGCCTTTTTGCTGGCTCTGATACGGCGATACGTATTGAATGCGATAACCAGCAATTCACCCAGAGTGCCAGCAGCCCCTACTAACACAACCTTATGAGATGCTAAATATTCGATAAGTTCATTAACCATGGCCCCTCCAAAAAGAAACCAGCCCCGCCGATAGCGAGGCTGGCTCTGGTCTAAGCTTCTTCTAGTTCTACGTTCCAGTATAGCTCGTCGTTCTGTGTCTTGAGGAACTGAGCCCAAGACTCGGGGAACTTGCTGAAACGTCGAATAGCGTAGATTGGACTCCAGCTAGGAGCCTTCGGGCGGTCGTAGTGTTGAGGGCGTAATACGCCGTTTTTCTCGACCATCCGACGCAGGCGCATACCTGCCTGCTCAGAAGTCCGGTTGTCCTTCTTCTTGTTGCAATCCGTGCAAGCCAAAACGCAGTTCTCGAAGCAGGTCACGCTCTTCTCGTGATTCTGTCGATTCCAGATGGCCTTCGGGACAACGTGGTCTACCGATATCTCATCGGCCCGCGGACGCTTACCGCAGTATTGACAACGGAAACGGTCTCGCTTCCAAAGGTTGCGTCGAGAGAAGACCACCGTGCGACGAGGAATCTTCTCGTAGTGATTGACAACAACCTCGGGCACCAGAATCCGCTGACGAGCCGCTTGGATGAAACGGTCACCGTCGAGGATGTCCTGTTCCATCCAGCTATCGATACCATGCAACGTAAACGAGCGTGGATGAACCACTTGCGCTTTCTCAGCCATTACATCTGTAATAGCTTCACGCGCACTCGTTGCGTCGATTGCGACCCAGCCCTTATTCAGAACAAGAACCGGACTATTTAGGGCAGTTGTCTCTAAAGTCGCTACCATGGCATCACCTCACTCGTAGACCTCCATCGTTTTCTTGCGTTTCCTCCCTAAACTCTTAGCCTGGAGCCGTTTCCGATACGCCTCCCTGGCTTTCGTATCCGCAGTAGTGGGGGAGAAATGCGTAAAATGCAGCCTCATCCACGCCTCGGAGGGAGCTATCTCAGCATTATAGTAACACAGTGCCTCAGTTAAACGCAAGACTTTTCTCCATTTTTTTTATCTCCCAAATCACCCGTTTATATCGAGGGAGATATGTCTCTCGACGGCAATTTCCTGGCTTAACGCTCCGAAATCGGATTCCAAGTTCTTTACACTTCTTTCTTTTTCTTCGGTCTCTGGCTTGTATCGCCTTCAACGCTTTAGGCCCATAAACAGGCAAGTAATGGGTCGAACCGTTGATTTCAACCGCCATCTTTATGTGCGGAATATAAAAATCAATCTCCAATGACCTTCGTGCATCCAACTCGTCCGCAAGTATCGTGCGGTCGTTCCTGAGATATTCAATATCATTCTTTATCAAAAGTTGTTCAAACTCTTTTTCAACAAAATTGTCCGCCGACTTCCCTTTGAAGTAGCAATTACGCGAACAGTAGTTATGTCTGCCAGCCCGCACACTCGCAGGCCATCTCTCGAAAGAACGGCCACAGTATTCACAGGCTATTGTCTCTCTGTCCCATTGAAGTTTGCCTAAACAAGCATGAGAACATACAGGTCTATCTACCTTGGGCCTGCTTGCCCGTCTTTCGAATTGGATTCCACATACAGAACATTTTAGAATCACTTTCCGTTTCTGGGACTCATGAGAGCAATTTTGCGAACAGTAGTTATTTTTGGTAATGCTTATGCGATACTCTGATTTCTCAAACTCTGTTCCACATATGTCACAAGCAACAATCATGGTTTCTCCCCAATACTATTCGTCGGGAGAACCAAATATCCTGCTTTTATTCCAGTGCCTCTGTCAACCTCATTTTTCGGTAATTTTCTGGAATTTTCGTTGGATGTTCGTTTTTACCAAATCCCAGAGTCCCGTCATTTCATCCTCTGGCATCGATGGTACGTCGAAGACATTTATATGGACTTTGGCTCCGCCGATGCCATGCTTCGCACCGCCGTTGCCCTGGCCAAATAGTTCATCAAGCAGGTTCTGGGCATCCAAGGTTGAACTTGAAGTTCGAACACTACCTCGCACTGCACCATCTACAATAGCATACACCACAACGGTCTGGATTCCCTGCAATCTCATGAACTTATCGGCCAAATAAGGGATGCAATCACTCTTCGAATCATCCAGAAAACCCAATCCAGCTATTAGATTCGGCGGCTGATAGTTCTTATTCTCCCATGCCGTTTGTTCGGCATCAAAAACGTAAGGAGGTAGCTCATAATTCACGATTTTATGGAACTTCTCGTCGCTAAAATGGCGACTCAGAATCTTGTATGCCTGGAAATCCTCATCTGTAGTGGTCTCGGTCAGAAAGTCCAGCGTGTCTGTTTTGATACCCACTGCTAAAGCTGTCGCAATTTCCTTCATATCGTCTGTATCAGGATCAAAACACGGAACTTTAATATCATCTTCCTGCAAAGAAAGAGAGAGCATCAGATCAACAACTAAAGTTGAACACGCTCCGATTTCATCGTGAATGGCCAGGATTCCCTTCCCGGGGATTGTTTTGTGATGGTCAATCACAATCTGCGGGTCAAACGGTATGCTCATGTTTTTCTGATTGCCCACGCAATCCACAAACACGAAAATAGGTTTTTCATTCGCATTGATGAACTCATTTTCAATGGGCTTCGTCCAGACGTTGATGGGTATTTTCAAAACCGTCTTCATGGCCCGGTTCTGCGGATGAGAAATCTCTCCGCAATAGAACATTTGAATTGAATCCACTCCCAAGAACGACAGGATGCGATACACACCATAGGCAGAAGCAAGAGCATCTGGATCGGGATTATCGTGGGCGCAGATTATGAATGGCTTCTGTTTGTTCTCGTTTATAAACTTACAGAAGGCTTCTTTTCTGGCTTTTACCTTTTTGTTGCCAATCGGTGGTATAAGATGCACTTGCTCTTGTTCGGTATCGGGCATAGGAAATCTTTCTTAGATATTGCGGACGGCTTTGCGAGCAATATCCATGTTGGTTACCAGAAAGTCATCTACAACTATTTCCACAGTCTCTTCGATTCCCTCCAAATCAACTGCTTCTAAGCCTTCGTTGCGAGCTTGTTCCGACATACTGTTAACCAGGTTCTTAAGATCATCTATGTCCATAATAGTGTTAACCACTTGCAGCCAAGTTTCCCCTTTGTCAAAGGCTGCATTCACGTCGTCATCGTTCGCTTCACCAAATAGGTCGGCCAAACATTCGAGATAGCCAGTTTGACATCCCTCCTGATGTTCCATGTCTAAACCAATCAACTTTTTGGTTTCCCACCGAACCAGGTTGGTAAAAATCGTGACGATGAAATCGTCCGTCAAAGATGGTTCAAGTATATAGACAGCCATGATCGAAGATTCCTTTGACAATTATACAGTAACGTGGGTTACATCATGGGCTTCCGTTAGGTCTGGTATTTCCCACTTCTCAAGCAACCTCTGAATGACGGGCTCGGGCACAGGTTTTTTCGGTCTTTGTTTTGACGCCACAAATCTTCGTAACCAGTTTCGACATACACAATGCAAATCCTGGCGTTATAACGGCGTAGCAATGAAAGACACTTACCTCGAACAAACTTGCTTACGTTCGTAGCATTCCAGATGAAATCCTTTCTGGCAGCCAATAGCTCCCGGGCTCTCGTTTTGGCCCGATCAAGCACAGGCCCTTGATTGTCTTCCGGACGAATCTTCATTTCTTTTCGGATTTCATCCAATGAAATGACTGGCTCGCCATTCGTCCTATTCTGAATGTAGTAATCTTTGCCAGAGCCCGGCAAGCCTGCCATGACTGTAACTGTCGGACTCAAGGGAGGCCGAGCTTGACTGCGAATATCTTGCCCAAGATTGAAGTGAGCTACGCGAGCATGATCGGATGCGAATGGGTATGGCACTCCCCAGCATCCAATCTCTTGACAAAATTCACCGAAGAGATGAACTCGCTCAACACTGGCAGAATCTGGTTTAGGAGTTGAACGCCCTAAAGCATCTGCTTCGGCTAAAATGGCCAGCAAATCAGTTCGGCAACACAGACTAATCTGAGCCACATAACTTTCCATGTCGGATGAATCCAACAAATGAAAAGGTCGCATGTGATATCTGACCAGATTGCAGACGGCTTCTCGGGTTTGAAACGGAACTCCCATTTCCCACAGGATACGTCGAGCTTTTATAGCCCCTTTGGGAGCGTGGTTTTTGCTGGTGATGCGCCCGTCATCTATTGCGAAGGTATCGGGTTTGGCACAATCGTGAAAGATCGCTGCTGTATGCAGAATGTCCTGTATCTCTGGAGGCTGCCCCTGATAGGCGCGGAGTCCCTGTAAGGCCGAGCATACCAGTAAGGTATGAGTCCAAACATCACCTTCACCATGATAGATGGGACTCTGCTCACATTGACGCATGGCCTCAACCCAAGGCGTATCCAGTTTATGTGGGTCGAGTAACATTGCATCTGCACTTTTCGTTCTTTTTGACTTCGATTCTCCTAATCTGTGAAGTCCAGCAATCGATTGCTAGATAACCGCTCAAAGCTCCGTAGTTCCCGGTCAGCAGTTTGATTACTTCCAGGGCCTGCATACTGCCGACCATGCCAACTGCGGCTCCCAGAACTCCGCGTTCGACATCAGGTGTTCCGCAAATGCTCAATTCCATTATGCAGAAAAAGCATGGCGTTTGACCGGGGATGATACCCCAAACTCTGCCTTCTGTTTCGGTGACGCCCCCGTATACCCAGGGCTTACCGAGCTTGATGGCCCACTCGTTGATTATGAAACGACTGGCCATGTTGTCGGTACAATCAGCGATTACATCTGCTTCCGCTAATAGTTGTTCTGCATTTTCATGCGTCAATCGTTTCGACTCTAGACGGAGCCGAATGCCGGGGTTGATCCGCAGCAGACGCACCCCTGCACGAGCCACTTTGAATTCACCAACATCCGGCGTGGAAAACAGTTCTTGGCGTTGCAGGTTGCTGGGCTCAACTCGGTCGTCATCTATCAACGTCAGATTGACACCTGACCGTGCTAACGAAGAGCCAACAACGCAACCCATTCCGCCGCAGCCCACGATAGCCACTCGTTTTTCGCGGAGTTTTTTATGGTTCTCAAGGCCAAGAACAGATATCTGTCGGGTATAGCGGTCTTCGGTTATCCTGCCCATATGTCCACTCCCGCAGCCAACTGATTTTCAACGATTGGGCGCTCCATCCAATGGGAGCCCGAATCGATGAGTTGTTGCACGAAATCACGTCGCACAAACTTCAACCGCTCCGCAACAACGCCGTCCTCTTCCACTTTGATATACAAGCCCTCAGAGAGCCTGCTCATGTCCGTCTCTTCCTTGGCTTTGGCGACATCGTAGTTGGCAGCTTCGGTGGCTAACTCTAAAGCCAATTTCCATTCTTCACTTTTGTAGAGCGATGTTCCGACTAAAGCCACAATAGCCTCGTAGTCTTCTGCTATGCCTGACCAAAGAACAGGAACAGACACAACCGGCAAGCCACTCAACATCTCACGTCGTCGCGGAGTATCAAGAAACGTTTCAGTTTCCGTATCAAAGATATCGAACTCCATGAAAAGATGCGGAAGCTGATCATAAAATTCGGTATGCTTCGCTTGCATCCATTCACCATACATGATGTAACGCAAACCAAGCACTTGCCAAAAGTCTTCTGTGTGGCAGGGAGCCCATGCTTTCAGCATGGTAAAATGACGTTCCCTCGGGCCTCCGCGTAAAGCGTGGCCTCGACTTTGCAACATCATGTTTCCTTGGCTGCGGAAGCTGATAGCGCAGTTCGCCCCATCGAGTTTCTCTTCAACGACAACATGACGACCTTTCACGTCCGCGAACAGAACCTGCGTCAGGTCTTCGTCTCCTTGTTGAAGGCGAGAACCCTCAAGGTGATGAGTCCGGGGATATTTATAGAAGTCTTTCATGACTTCGCTCCATCCTGCACGTTAACACATCACTGTGAGATTGTCAAGAGATTTCCCCAGAACAAAGCCAGGGGCGGCATTTCGCCGCCCCTTCTTGTCGCTTACAGGCAACCCGTGAGAAACATGAGTGCCAATAAGGCCCAGAGTTTAGCTGTTCTCAACTATAGCTCCCACTCTTGTAGGGTGGCATCACAGCCGTGCGGCGATCCACGAGTATCAGGCGACTTGCCAGAATTCTCGATAGCTTCACGAGTATAAAACTCGATGAACTTATGCCACCCGTGGGTATCTCTTGACCGTAGCACAGCCGGGCAGTTAGGCTGATGATACAGGTTTGAGCCTTCCATTGCAACCCGCAATGGGTAGCGTTTTACTGGTACCTCAACAGCCGAAGGGTAGTTTTGAGCCATCCATACCCTGTTTCCTTCACCTTTTTCAGAAAACCATGCTTGGAAATCGTCAATATCAATGTCGTTATCGCCATCGTAATCGAAGCAATTCTTGCAGTTACGTGTTCCTTCTTCACCATCACCCGAGTAACAGGCCACGAGATAGGGGAAGTCATCATCGTCAACATTTCCATCGCCGGTCGCATCGCCGTTGCCTGACGGAATCGCATTGAAGTAAATCAACTGCATGGGCAGTTCGGTATCTTCGGGAGTAGTCAGCGTTCCATTAGAACAATTCACGGGATCAACAGCTATTGCGATTCGTCCCGACCAGCGACAGATGGTATAACCGGGCTCAAGTGCAGTAGGCACCGAGTAGTCTCTAGATACGCAAGTATGAGTCTCGCCCACGACGAACTCAGCCGGGTCTTCTGGGGCTGGGAAATGTTCAGCCATGCTATCAGGAGCCGGAATGCGGTTGCTGGGGATTTCATCAATGCTATACCAGTTGATGCGCTTGGCTGCTCCATGCGTTACAAGCGACCGCTGAGCCGTGGGAGAGAAAGGTCGGTGATAATATTGTGCCCCGACTGTTCCAACACGCAATGGCATAGGATCAAACAGGTAGTCATATGGATGGTCTCCAAAAGCCATTGCTTCCATTGTGGCATCTTCTGATACATCTTCGGGAGCGTTCATTGGCCTAAACACGTTAGTATCGTTTGTTTTCGACTGAGTGCAAGCTACAATAACGAGAGCTACCAAAGGCGCAATAATCCCAGACGCCCACCAGGCCCAATGCATTTTCTTTGGCCGATTGGGCTCTCTGGACTCTACTGGAGGCAAATAGGCTGGACGGCGATTTCTTTTCCTGCGTTTTCTCATTAGTGCCACCTCAAATGACTATCTGTCTGGATGCCCCTGAATCAGCATCGGATCATAACCCTGGATTTCTTCAGCAGTTGTTGGTTCTACCGGAACTATGAGAACAACTTCGTTGTTTTCAAATACGGCATCGAAGTTGTATGGTCGTCCCTGGTATTCACCACGGAATTGCATAACAAGGCCATCGGGGATACCGGGAGTGAGTTCACCGGTATTCGGGTCTTCTATAGAGAACTGCCCCATGATGTTGACTATCTGAGGATGAACCATCAGATCTAAGCTGAGAATGTCGTTTTCCCTTCCGATATAAGCACTGTCAAGTCCTGTGTAACCTGACTGCGGAGCATAAGTAGCTATGCTGCCAGTGACTACTATGGTTCCGTGGTCAGGGTTATAAACCGTATATTCGTTTTCAACGAACACGGCCATAACGCTTTTATTGTAATCCATTACCAACGATGTGGGGTTGGTGCTTCCGCTTAGATCACCCTCCCAATGGTCAAAATGCCAGCCAAAGGCGGCATTTGCCGTTAGTTGGACGGTCGTGCCTTCGTCGTATACTTCGGACGAGACCGTGACGCTACCTTGCCCACTTGTAGACGCAAGAGTAAAGGCACTCCAAGCCATTATCGAAGCAATCCACATAGAAACCTCCTTCATCTAGTATTTGAATTGACCGCTACTAAGGCAAGGAATTTCCATTTCAAGGGCCGTAAAGAAGTTAGCAGGACTACCACCCTATAATGGTGTAATTATTTTCGGACTACAAGGCACAAATATGAACTGGTTATTTCGCTCAGTAAAGGTGGCTCAACAGGCTAATCCTCTTACCATGGAGTTCCTTCTAGGATTACGCGAAACCCCGCAAGCCGAGACCGCTGCCAGCCTGCTGCGTATGTTCAATCAATTATTCGCGCAACTACCTGGAGTTCTAACCCTTGAACCCATCATTACCGAAGTTTCTGTCAACGATTTAGATCAGGAAATATTTGCCGCAGTTCGGGATAATGATGAACTGCAATTCGCAAACTGGGATGAAACTTGGAAGTTCCTGTTACAAAAGGATTTCGCGAAATCCAATGTCGGCGATGCTATCAAACGAAGCTTAGACGTTGATGGACTGACCTATTCTGAAGAACCTGGAGTGAATGGGCCTCTAGTGAATGGCCTAAGTCCCAAATTGACAACCAACCGATGGGATGAGAGGCAACTGGGCTCTTTTCAAGAGCGGTTGCTACTAGAGTGCAACAGCTTGGAGAATCAATAGAAGAAGCCAAAGACATGGTTGCTGAAGATGCCTCTACGATGGTTACGACCGGCGTGTGGGGCCGCAAAGATGTCAAAGGGTACCTGAACTGTTCCGAAAAATCTAAGGAAATCTACCAGAAGCTATAAGAAATATTTCTCAATAATTCCAAAATTCTTAAATGAACTCAGGACTAACCCTATGTATAATAGTGCATGATTATGGTAGAACGACATAATATCAAACCAACTCCAGAAATTATCAATCTCTGCTCACTCTCAAAAGAGTTGTACAATAAGTGCAACTACCTAATGAGAAAAGCGTGGTTTGGTCGTCAACCACTTCCTAACATCAGCATTCTTATAGCGGAGACAAAGGATTTGGATTGTTTCAAACAGTTTGGAAACACCAAAACTGCAAAACAGACTATTCGCCGTGTGCTAACAGACTGGACTAATTTCAAAAAGGCTCGTAATGCTTTTAAGAAAACCCCAGATAAGTTCTTGCGAAGACCTAAACCACCGTACTACAAAAAGAAGTTGGCTCAGGTCGTGTTCTATAGCGAAACCATCAAAGGAGGTCAATCAAGCAAACATCTAACACATCTGACTGCAAATAATGACTGTTTTTCAGTTCCTTTTGATAAGCCGTATAAACAAGTGGTAATCACCCCACAAACGTTTGGTTTTGTTGTTGAGGTTTCTTATGAAGCTCCTGCTAAACCCAAAGCCAAGGTCAAGAAGAAACGTTTTTGTGCCATAGATATTGGATTGAATAATCTGTGTGCGATAACTTCAAACCAACATCGCCCATTATTGGTTAATGGTCGCATATTGAAGTCAATCAATCAGTGGTACAACAAACGTCCTTGTAAGAAACGTGCTCGTAAGAGGTACTGGAGAATTGAGAACTACTTCCACCATGTAGCTAATTTTGTTGTGCAAAATGCTATTGACCGCAAGATAGGCACTATTATTATTGGTAAGAACGATGGGTGGAAGCAGAGAATAAAGATGAGGAAGCCTCAGAAACAGAACTTCCAGTTTGTACCATTTTGGAAGTTGTTAGAGAAGATTAAGTATAAAGCAGAAGCAGTTAGCATTAGTGTTGTATTTACTGAAGAATCTTATACCTCGAAGGCGTCTTACTTTGATGGTGATCCACTTCCAGTTTGGGAGAAAGATGCTCCAGAGCCTACATTTAGTGGGAGGAGAGCAAAACGAGGTCTTTACGTCAGCAAGGATGGTTTCAGGTTTAATGCTGACATAAATGGCAGTCTTAATATAGGGCGAAAAGTAATCCCTGAACAACAATTAGGGGATAGGAGCCTTGCCGCAAGGCCAGTGGTCGTTAATCCGTTAAGGCTTTCTGCGTAAAACGGCAGAGAGTGGATTAGTGGCTCGAACATTTTAGACTACAGATTTTTGTAGGTTTTAATGAACGGTTCATT